CCTCTCTATTTTGCAACTCCTCCTAGGAACCCAAGAGGTTCGTGCGAGGACGCGAAGAACAGGTCTGAATAAACAATTCTCATGACCCCTTCTCTATAAGAGATCGTACAACGTCTCCGGAACGAGGAAATCGCCATTAAATGTCTGGACTTACTTAAACAATAAGTCTATTGGACAAAATCGGGTTATTAAGGCCGAAAGTCTAGACTTCTATGCCAAACCAAGAAAATCTTATATCTGCGATTATTACCTCGCTCTCCGCCTATGGTGAGTGATCACTCACGGAGAGAATAAAAGAAAGATGGATCCTTCTCGTTAGACATTATATCAAACGGTCGAAAATCCTTGGCCTGCTTCGGGAGGGTACGCCAAAAGCGATGAGCTCTCCGGAGAATATCCCGTTCATCACAGTGACCACGATAAATCTTATCGATTGTGGTAATATTAAGGAAGAAAGATTTAATATTAAAAAGGGTCAATAGACCCTGATCTTCCATATCTGTGGACGAGAAAATTTTATTCTCCTCAAAGAACCTTTGAAAGAGTTGTCGAAATTTCCAACTCGATTCCTTATTCGCAACGGGGAAATGAATCCCATCACGTTGCAAGAGTCGGCAGCAGGCGAAATCTAAACCTGTAGGCCCCCACTTTAAATAGGGAGACAAGCCGACTCCACCAAAGGTTCTTGGTACAAACCAAGGTAACTTCAAAGAGTGTGACGCTGCAAAATGCCCATAATTTCTAAGGAACAACTTATAAGATTCCTCCATCTGATTCTCCGGAAGAGAGTCAAGGAGGTCCTTAGAATAAGATGAAAAATTTGAAAATTGGGCAAAAACGTCATTTCTCTCGAGGTCTTCACCAGACCTCTTCTTCAGGAGAATTAGACCCCAATTAATATGATAAATCCTGACAAAATCAGAAGTCATATTACGCCAGAAATTCGTCTCTCGATCAAATCGGAAACTAACATGGCCGGGTCTATAAAGGAAAGTCGTACTATTAATATTCAAGAAATCTCTAGAAAAGTAGACTTTCCCAACAGAAGGTAACATGCCAAACAAATGGCAAGCAGCTTCCCAGGCCTTCTTAACAGCCAGGGTAGCGGGAAAGACACAAT